ATACTGTCACGCTGACATCGACCATGCCAGGGATCGGGGCCGGGGCAGAGATCACGGCATACCCGTATTGCGACAAGATTATCGATGGGGATTGCCTCAACCGATACAACAACACGCCGAACCATGGCGGGTTTCCGAACGTTCCGAATACGAACCCGTTCGAGACAGGCCTGTCATGACGTTCCTGGTGCTCGCTCCGCCGCGCAGTATGACTGCGTGGCTGGCAAACATGCTCACGACGGAGAGCACGGTCTGCCACCACGATGTTCTCGTGCACGGTGGCCTGCCGCGCATGCGGACTCTTTCCGGGGCCGCCGGCGTTGAGGTCGGCTTCGCTGAAACAGGCGGCTTGGCCATCCCGTTGACGTTGCTCGGCGCTTTCCCCAATGCACGCATCGTCGTCATCCAATCTGAACCGGCTCGTGTAGGCGCCTCTCTGACGCGAATTGGAATCGATGGCGATGCGTTCATTCGCGAGGCCGGGGCGCGGATCGGCAGGGCGATGTCCCTGCCAGGACACGCCATGTTCGTGCGCGATACCGAAGTGCTCGATCGCGCCGGCGACATCTCCGAATACCTGATCGGACGGCGTCCAAGCGAGGCACGCCTTTCGTTGCTTCGGACGCTTCGCGTCGTGAAATCCAATCCGCTGCACGGTGATCCGAAACCGCTGCGCGAACTGATCGAAAGGGAATCGTAATGCCTGGCTGGGCTCTCTTGTGGCAGGTCGTAGTCTGGATCGCGACCACGGCTATTTCCGCCGCCATGACGAAGGTGCCGAAGGGCGGACCTGCGTCCGGCGCCGACAAGTTCACCTTTCCCACGGCGAGCGAAGATCGATCGATTCCGGTGATCTTCGGCCCTCGCTGGGTGAAGGGTCCCAATACCACTTGGTGGGGGCGTCTCCTCAGTCGCGCGATCAAGCAGTCCGCCGGAAAGAAATATGGGTTCTTCGGGCCCAAACGCTACACCGTCATCAACTACATCTTTTCCGTGGGCATGCATCTGGTTTTCGCCCATCGGGCGGACAAGTTGATCGCGCTCAAGATCGGGAATGACGTTCTGGCTGAAGGCCTGAATGTCACGGCGAACACCACGATCACAATCAACAAGCCGGACCTGTTCGGCGGCAAGAAATCGGGCGGTGGGTTCGTGGGGCCGATCGACATCGAGTTCGGATTGCCGTCCCAGCCGGTGAACTCGTATCTCGACACATACATCGACGGTCCAGTATCAGCGCATCGGGGCGTCGTCGGCATGGTCCTGCGGGATTGTGAAATCACGGCCGCGCCGCCTGGTGCAGATGTGACGGTGCAACCGATCTCGGCTCTGATCTCGGCGACAACCAGCATGTGCGACTGGTATCCCGCCAAGGTCACCTTGCCCAGTGGGGGCATGAACGGCGCTCACATGATCCGGGTCTGTGCAACCCGGCAGGAGTGGAACAATCAGCAGTACGAAGCCGAAGACATTGACGATGCGACGTTCACGGCCGCAGCGGACATCTTGTACGCCGAGGATTTCGGGCTAGCGGCGGAAATCTCAGATGAAGCCGTCAGCGCTGAGGACGCCATTGGAGAAATTCTTCGCCATATCGACGGCACGCTCTATGAGAACAAGTTCACCGGAAAGCTCTGCCTAAAGCTCAACCGTGGCGGCTACGACATCGGGTCGCTTCCGCTTTTCAACAACTCGATCGTCAAGTCGGTGGAGGAATACACGCGCACCGGCTGGGGTGAGCGGGTCAACCAGGTGACGGTGAGCTATTACGACCTGGAGGCCGACAAGCAGCGCTCCACGGCGCCTCTCTACGATCCGGCCGCACTTGAGGTTCAAGGCGGGATTGTCTCGCGGGTGCAGAGCTATCCGTGGATTTTTCAGCCCGAGATCGCGGCGCAGCTCGTCGAGCGCGATCTGCGACAGCTGACGGCGGACTTGGGCGTGGCCACGATCATCGCAAACCGCCAAGCATCCGGTCTGGAGCCCGGGGACCTGTTCCGGTGGACCTGTCCCGAGTACGGCGTAATCGAGATCGTCATGCGCGTGAAGCGGATCGACTACGGGTCGTTGACCGATGGAAGCGTGCGCATCCTGTGTGCGCAGGACATTTTCAGTCTGCCGGCAGCGATCTATAGCGCGCCGCCGCCTTCCGGCTGGGAGGATCCGGTGAATGATCCGGCGCCAGCGGCCGTGCGTGCGGTGTTCGAGGCACCGTTCTGGTTGGCTGGGCCGGGCGCCTTCAATCCGGATACCGGCGGCACTATCCTTGCGCTCGCCGGTAGACCGACGCCCGATGCGCTTGATTTCGAGGTGTGGGCAGGGACCCCATACGCTGAGGTGACCGACAATCCGGGAGCCTTCTCCGAGTTCGCGGTGATCACCGCGGCTGTGTCAGCGCCGGCGGCATCGTTCCCGGTCACTGACGGGGTTACAGGGGCTTCGGTTGGCCAATTGGCCATTATCGAGGCCGAGATCGTGCGAGTGGATGCCGTGGGTGCCGGCACCATCACGGTCTCTCGGGGCATGCTGGATACGGTCCCGGTTCCGCATGCCAGCGGCGCGCGCCTGGTGGTATTCGAGGACAACCTCGCACTCGAGGCCTACGCGAACGGCGCGGCCGTGAACGTCAAGTTGCTCCCCGCGACCATCCGCGGCCGACTGGCCCTGGCCAGTGCGCCGGCGGATGCGGTCACCATGAACCGGCGACATCTGAGGCCCTATCCGCCCGGGGACCTTCGGATTAATACCGTCAGCTATCCCGCTGACGCCTACGGCACGCTGACGGCTTCCTGGGCGCATCGCGACCGCCTGCAGCAACTCACCGAGCCTCTGTTGACGCAGAGCGCCGCCAGCATCGGCCCCGAGGCCGGGACCACGTACACCGCTCGCTGGTACTTGGATGGGGCGCTGGTGCGCACACAGGCCTCGATCACCGGCACCAGCGACGACTACACCCCACCAGCAGGAAGCGGGGGAAAGAGCATCCGTGTCGAAGTCGAATCCATCCGCGACGGCATCGCCAGCTGGCAGCGGCAGACACACACGTTCACCTATGGCGGCCACTTGATCACGGAGGCCGGTGATCCTGTCGTCACCGAGGCCGGCGATCCGATTCTCCTGGAGTAAAGCAAATGCCCGACGTTAAGTTTTCCCAGCTCCTTGCACAGTCCCCGGCTTCGGTTGCGGCTGGCGCGAAGCTCTGGACGCACCAGGGGCACATCATCGGCATGCGTCCCGAATACGTCAGTCCCACCAGCCTGCGCATGTCCAGTGGAAGCGTGTACATCCCGAGCCTCGGGTACGCGATCGAGTTCCCTGCTGCAGTCACAAAGGGCGGCCTTGCGCCATCTGGAACTGCGCATTACTACATGTATGCGTTTCTCAATGGGTCGACGCCTGATCTGGAAATCTCCACCACTGCGCCGGCGGCGCCTTACATCGGGTCCGCGCGCTGCAAGACCGGCGATACCTCCCGGCGCTTCATCGGCGCGGCCTTGGCCAATGGATCTGGCGGCTTCTGGAACTTCGTGTTCGACAACGGAAAGGTCCTCTACAAGAACACTCAGGATGCAACCGCATTCCGAAAGCTCGCTGGGGGAACGTCAACAACCGAGGCGACAGTCGCCTTGGGATCATGCATTCCGCCAACGACCAAATCCGCGATCATCCGATTCAACAATGTGGCGACTGCGGGAAATGCTTACACCGGCACCAGCGATGACAGTGCGGCAGGGCCGCCGACCAGCGGCATCCTATCTTTCGTGCCGGGCGGGAACGCGATCGCTGATCATGCCGTGGATTCGTCTCAGGCGATCACCTACTGGTACGCAACGACACCCACAGGAGCAGGCTTCTTCATCGATGTCTGCGGCTACACCTTGGAGCGATAATGTACGCAATCACCGCATCCAGTTATCGAGCGATCGTCTCGCCCGATGACATCCTGCCTGGCGAAACATTCACTGACGAAGTGCCAGAAAGCGTCCTCACAGCCATCAAGGCCAAAGGGGTGCGCTTCCAGCGCGATGCGCTGTTGCTGGCCAGTGATTGGACGCAGGGGAGCGATTCGCGCCTGAGTGAGTCTCAGAAGGCCGCATGGGCGACCTATCGCGAAGCGCTTCGCGCGATTCCCGATCAGCCTGCGTTCCCAGAAGTGCAATGGCCGGTGACACCGGGAAGCGATCGCCCTCTGCGGTAGCGGCTACTGGCCGCGCTGCTTGAGACGTTTCGCCAAGTGCGCGTACCGCATCGCTTCCAATTGCAGGTGGGCAACGGCTTGCGCCGATGGCGCTTTCTCGGATACCACCACGGGATATAGGCGGGCTGCGAGTTTCAGCTCGGCGGCACGGTCGGTGGCCCATTCCGATTTCTTCGCTTGCATGTCGGTCTCCTTTTGAGGCCGGCAGCTTCCCTTGTCGCCGTCGCATGGTTTGAAACGGCACGTGCGTCTCAGCTGCAGAGACCCGCCTGGCTAGCATGCTGGGCATGCCGCTATGCCGCGTTCGATACCGAATCCCAGTCAGCCAGGCGTC